GGTAATTGCTTGCTTGAGAGGTTATCCGCAGCAGCAATGGCTCAACTTGTTATTTCAGCTCTCTCTGGTATTCTCTCAAATGAACAATTAGCTAGAGTTCAAGATGTTATGGATGACACTGGAGTTACTGAGACCCTAAACAAATATGAAGAGGCATACAATGGTAAGTGGTTTCCAGTTGGAACACATTTTTCAACCAAATGTAAGATTAGGAATTTGGAGTGTGACATGGTAAAGCTTAGAGGCATGCTGTTCAATAGAGGCGTCAACAGAGAACAACGTGCACTAAGAGACTTCTCTATTGAAAAGAACAAACTTGGACACACGATACTAGTTCCAAAGACAAAATTGGCTGAATTGATGATTGCAAACACAAAAGATCCTGGATACAAACTGAACGCTGTTCCATGCGAACAATTCGAAGAGACGTTGAAGAAATTGAATGACGCTGAGGAAACTATTTCGAACTTAAGAGTTCAACTTGATAAATGTAAAATGGATTTGGTTACTTTGTCTGAAAAAAACATGATGTTGAAAATGGCTAACAATTCTTTGAAAGAAGACGTGGAGGAGAATGATCAATATACTGACTATCTGGAAAAATTGGTTCGTAGATTGGCCGAATCTCAAAATCTTGAAGCTTATTATGAAGAGGATCATATAGGCTTTTTAAATTTTGGAGCTGACGATATACTGGAAGGATTTAGACCTGAAATTCAAATTGATTGTAGTGATCCGGACGAGGTTTTTTTCTCTGATGATGATAATTTCATATTTGGATCAGTGGATAAACATCTTATAGAAAATCTAAAAGGTAAAAATGTGTCTAATCAAGATGCTGTAGATGTTGTGAGTTAGAAGAAATGTGAACAATAAATTCAATAATATGACCAGATGCTGAATAATAATTGGGTATAAGGAATCATTGTCTCTGATTCCGTACAATAAAAACCC